TTTCTCTTTGAATAATTGTTTGATTGCTCAAACCAGGGCCTCGATAAGTTTCTGTGAACTGAAACGCTGCTCCTGGTACTGTTTGTGTGAACTGTGGTTTGTTTGTTGCTCCAGTCCATGATGAATTCACTCCATTAATAGTTACATTCGTAGCACCTGTTCCTGGCGAAAGGTTTCCTGATGCTGTTACACCAGAACCAGTAGCAGAATACTGATACCCAGTGTTATAATCCATCGAGTTGATGGTTTCTGATATTTTTTGTGTCGTTTCCGTTCTACTAGTCATGGATCCCTGTGTGAAATTTGGGACCACGGGGACCGCCATTGCTGGAGATCCCAATAGAAACATCACAATGAATAATTTTTTCATGATGTTTCCCCTACTAATCGATAACAGTAATCTCAGAAACGAATTGTCCTGTAGCAGAAGTACCAGCACCACCAGCTGTCACTCCGATCACCCCTGCCGAAGTAATTGTACCTGCTAATGTACCAGCAGATCCAGCAGTGTAAGAAAGAACTGATCCATAGTTAGGTACTTCACCTACGGTAGGAGCACCTGTTGCAACAGCATCAGCTTGTGTATAAGATTGACTGAAACTAAATGCTGATCCAGCAGTATCTTGAGTAGCAGTAATAGTGCCAGGTGAATATACACCAGAGGTGATAGTACCAGCAGATACAGCACCAGCAGTTGAACCATCCGTAGTATCAATGTTTGAACCAGAGATACTAAATGAGGAACCAATTCTGGTTGCCTGAGTTCTGGCAGAATCAACTGTCAGTTGGACGGATGAAGCATGTTTCGATACAAGTCCACCTGCTTGAGCAGCAGAAGTGGTCATCAATAGCATAACGATAGGAAGGATTTTCTTCATAACGTATAAATTTGGATCTGATATATTTATTCTACTAATGTTCCAAACGATCTACGAATCTCTTTCAGTGCTTCGAGATTCATATCCTTGGTGCCACCATCATATGCGTGAGCATAACCTTCAATAATCATTTGCTCGTTAAGGGACACACTGTCGTCCCCAATGTAAAGCCAACCCAGAAGACGCCCGTATTTGCCAGTGCCACCAACAAGTTCAGTCCTAACAGACAACTCATCATCACCAGCCAAAGTGCCTTCGAGTTTTTCTTTGAGCCAGTTGGTTGCGTCGATTCCAAGTGCTTTCTCCTCTAGATTTCTCGTTCTTTTCTCTGGTGTATCAACTCCTGCAACTCTAACTCTTTCCTTCTTGTATAGATCGAACCCCAGATCAATAGTGACATCAATAGTATCACCATCAAGTACACGATTGATCTCCGTCACCCGGAAGTTGTAGCAGCTCTTCCTGCTCGGTGGTGTCAATGCTCCCATGAGATTCTCTTTTATCAACTCCTAGTATATAGTAGATACTATAACCAGCCATACAAAGAGAAAGAAAAACCATAAAAATAACCGACCACACAGGATCGTTTACATTAGTATGTGGGTGTAATAATAAATTCATTTTTTAACTGGCCAAGTAAGTTCCATTCCTATTGTGAGTAGTAGAACAAATCCAAATACAAATACAGCACTCATAATTCAATAATAGATAAGAAAAAAAGAATCAATCCAAAGGAACAAAACAGACCAGTTAAAATAAATGGTATATAACTACTCATCTCTCTTGCTTCTGCGAGATGGAATCATTTGATATGAAAGTTTATCTCTTAAAAGATTAATTCTTTCTTCATCAAAATGAGCGAAGTTAGGATACTTCTCTACTTTTTTATAATAGTGTAAAGCATTTTGGATGATTGTAAAATCTTCCATGGTTAATTCAAAGTTCATTAAATTTATAATCTAACATCATTCGGAAAAGAGAATCTCTCATTACCCATAGGTGCTCTTGTTCTTCTGCTGGTCGAGCAGGAAATCCTTCCCACATTTCTAACCTCTTTATCACACAATGGTGTAAGAGACGTATATCTTCTATTGTTAAATTGACAGTGTAGTCCGGTTCCTTATTCATGTTTGTGGAAAGGTTCCCAGTGCTGCCAATCGTATTTATGAACTGCCCACATTCCTATGATGGGGACAAAGACTAAAATGGTTGAGAGGAATCCTAATCCGTATGGGTTGTTTAATACAACACCACAAAATCTAGCAAATTGTAACATCATAGTGTGTAAGCGTTGTTAAATCCCCAGATAACATAAAAGACAATACCACCTAAAATTATCATTGATGGTATTACTTTTATATCTTTTTTGTGTTTATCCATAAGTCTCGGAAATAAAAATCGATATTAGTTAATGTTCCTTCGGGATGATTATTTCCCGAATCTGCCCATTGATAACTGAAGTGCATCATCTCCATTGTGATATGACTTGTACCATACATTCTTGAAAATGCTGATAAAGCAAAGTTATATCGTTTTTTTAATTCGGGAGACCAATTCATTATAGTCTCTCAATTTACGTGAACAACACCAGTCATACCTGCGCCCTGATGGGGACCACAGAAGAAGTTATAGTCTCCTGCGTCAGCAAATACAACGTCTTGTGTTTCTCCTGGAGCAAACAGTAATGATTCTCTAGAGAGATCAGGACGTGCTTCTACAATAATATTGTGTGGTGGTAGTGCTTCGTTGATAAAGTGAACTGTGTCACCTGCCGAGATTGTGATCTCATTAGGTTCAAATACTAGGTTCCCACCAGAACCCATTACTACATCTACTGCCCATACTGGGGCAGCAAAAAATAACACAACCAGAATCGTGATTAAAGATTTCATTTCGCTACAGAATGTTGTTCTTTGTAAGTATTGAGTTTGTGAATTAAATCATTGTATTCATCCCACATCCACTCAGAACCTGTCTTCTCTTGATAGAGACGGCAAGCTGTGATTAGGCGTGTGATATCGCTTTCGTTTAAACGCATTGTCATATCAGAACTCATAATATAATTATAGATTGTGTGAGTAAAATTGCTCTATTTTAACATACTTTTAACAAGTATGTCAGCAATTCCACTTACGTAGTGATTTGTTGATTCTGCTGTCCTTGTCGTTAGCAGTTTTTTTGCTAGTTAATTTCTTTTTCATGCCCTTCATTCGAGCGCAGAACGATGCCCTGCGGGGGTTTCCAACCTTTTTGCTTGGTGCCTTAAGGTCAGATCCTGGATTTTCCTTTTCATAAGATCTTCGTCCCTTTTCATTGAGACCTCCTTCTTTGTTTTTGCCTGCTTTTTTTGTCCAGGCTGCTTCTGTGGTGAGTTCAAAACTTTCTTTGGCAGTCCTCGCCGCCTTTTGAAAAGCATCCTTAGCGGGGTAGTCCTTACTACCTGACTTCGCTGGTGCTTCTCCTCGTTTTCGCTTTGCGTGGATATTTGCGTAGAGACCGCGCTTTGCTTCACAGAGTTCTTTTAGTTCCTTATAATCTCTCATGACAACCGACGAGGGTTTACGAGATTATTTAGCGTTTACCCCCACTCATATCTTTGAGCATCTTTTGAAGCTCTGCTGTAGATCCTACAAACATAGCGTTGTTGGTAACCTTGGATGGACCTTTCTTATCCTCGTCAAGATCCTTCATCTTCTTATGAAGGTCAGCAAGTTTGTCTGTCATGTCTGCAACGTGCTTCATTGCCGCTACAGCGACTTCATACGCTCTAGGGTGCCCTGACTCCTGAGCGACCTCTAACGCCCCGTTGACCGCCTCCTGACCCTTGTCTATGAGGGAGTACAATTCAGTACGTGTATATCTGTAATCTTTTTCACGATCTTCAGCATCAACCTTAGGTGGTTGTGGTTTAGATGGTTTGGATTCCTCAACAGGTTCAGCACTAATGTTGAGGATTTCCTCCATGTTATCTTCTAGGTTACTCATAAGAATTGAATCCCTTCATTAAATCCAAAGTCATCACCAGCATCAACTAAGGCATCATCGTTTACATCGATAACTCCATCAGTATTGATATCTGTAACTGCTTTTGGTGTATATGTTCTTGTAATTGTTCTACGACCGACATCAAGATCGCCCAAAGTTTCGTGGATAATTGCTTTCTTGATGACATCCGCAGTGTTGTATGGACCATACAGATACGATTTCATTGTAAACTGCAGTGCATATGCAATATACCTGCGCTCTAGAAAACTATCATCCCACTCATCTTCTCCACTAATGCCATTTAATACAATGGCAATATCACGTTTCTCATTCATGTCTGGTATCATGTTAAGAGTGATGCTAAAAGATGGTTGAAAATATGGCAGAATTTGCTCTACAATTTGTAAAGCATCATCCTGAGATTTGGCAATAACTCCTAGTTCAAAATTTATATTATAAGGAACAGGAACATATTGAACTCTAACTTCGCCACCATTACCATCAATGATAGTTTTGTATTTTTGAATTGGTGATGTTTTACGGGAAGAATCGTAATCAATTCCTGTCATCTCAAAGTATATACGAGGCAAAGTAATTGCCACTTTGCTGCTGCTAGCATTCTCTCCAATACGAACCAAGAACTTTTGCTTTGGTCCGTAGGCAAGAGGAACTTTAACTTCTTCTAAAACTTCTCCTGTATCAGGATCAGAACTCTTCATTGTTATATTATTGAAGAGTGTACCAAACGCAATAATGTTCTTGCGAACTATTTGGTTATAAAAATGTGATCCTAACATTAGATGCTATCCGTAAAGTTACCAAATTCACCAAATGGATTACCTTCTGTCCAATCAATAATCTCATCACCAGAATCTTCGATCTGTCTATTTTGATCGTAGTTACTGTTCGTATTATTTAGAGTGTCAAATGTCTCGGGAGACCAGGTAGCACCTGAAGTTAGTCCAGTAATTATCTCAGCAGTAGTAAATGTTCCTGTTCTATTGTATACTTCCAGAGCTCTGGTTGTATTATCCCAAGACTTGACTTCTGCTCTATTGTCTTTAGGTGAGTAATCAATAGTGATAGTAGGAGCACTAGTATATCCAGTTCCACCTGATGTAATCAAAATACTATTAACAAGACCAGTGGAACTAACCGCAGCAGTTGCAGTAGCACCTGTTCCACCACCTCCAGTAATAGTAACTGTAGGTGGAGTTGCTTGCTTATAATGTGATCCACCATCTGTAATAGTGATACTATCTACAGCATCACCATCAGTT